GGCCGGGGAGACCCGACCCTTAATTTGACCTAAGTAGAGACTGACTTCTGTTCTTACTATGTGATCAGCCTACATTCCAAGAGACTTATGGCTATTATCGTTAGAATGCCAGAACATCACCACCCTCTTCCTAGGTATTTACAAGTATCTAAACTTAACAAACCAACAAACAAACCCCCTTTAAACTCTCTCTTGGACTTATATTCTTAAGCCCTCGCAACTCTATTCCCAAATGCACTTTCCCTAGCAAAAACTACAAAATCTTCGCAAAAACATTCTTACTATTCTTATCTTCCCATTGGTTGTAAGACTGCAAGAAGTGATCTTGAAGCAAGTCGTAGCTGGGATCGTCACTTACACCGCATCTCAAGTAGTTTTGGAAACATTACAACCCTTGGGTTAAGCTCCTACGAAAGTACGGAGATACATTGGCGAAAAGCACGTACAGGTGCCCGATACCAAATGTGGTTGTGACCAGTACCTTTCTTGTGAATTTTTCACCGAAACTGTCCCAACGTTATAAGTGCGTAGCCAACGATATTTGTTATGAGAGTTCGACTTTGGATCATACAAATGGCGAAAGCATATAAAGCTCGAATCCAGGCGACTTTATTAACCTTCTACTGGTTCTTTTTATTAAAAACCCTCAAATTTATGCAGAACAACCCAAGAAATTAACACAAAGCTCCCAAACTTCCCAAAGCACCAAACCAACAACCAAAACAACAATCAACATGAATTCAAAACAAACCCCCGAACTCACAAGCGTAAAGCACTCTTGTCCGCAGAAACCCTACAAAGGGCAGGATCAAGCTCAAGCCCGTCGAGTCCTAAGGGACCATTTGTTTTCAGGTCGACTCTACACGCTTGCAAACATCTATGCGGTGAAAGAGCGACCACTCCCTCTATTCGAAAAGCCGAAACATCTCCTCAAACTTGTAGTTGACTATTTTGGCCGACCCCTCCAACTAATACTGTCCGCAGATGATGATTGGACTGAAGCGTGGATATTCAAACTGAGGAAGCTCTCAAAAGCGATGGACTACCAGTTCTCGATACTTGGAGCGGCCTCTGGCGCCATTTTTGGAGCTTTCGGAATGTCCAGTTACATGTCCACGGTCTTCAACACGTTCGTCAAGACAATGGCAGCTTCTAGCATCTCCATCATGCTTGGTATTGGAATCTTGTTGAAGTCTACGGACCCTTTCGTCAACTGCCAAGCAATGACCCTTATAATAACAAACTTGGGTCTATCGTTCACGTCACTGTCATCGATAGCTTGGCCCTTGATACCAACCCGGATGATTTTCCAGGCCGACACAGAACGTCCTTTTACTTGGGTCCCAACCGCCATCGCACTCCTACTCGTTGTTTTGATGGGCGGAACTACAGTGGCTCAAAGCATTGGGATTTTCTCCCGAACGGCTTCTCTAGGTTACACCATGTCAACCGTCATCGGGCTACATCGCATCATGACTGAATCCATTAAAGAGCTCGTCCCCTTTGTCTACCGAACCATCACTGGCAAAGACTGGCACGTTGAAGCTCTAGCGACCAACCTCACCCTCTTCACGGACTTCGTCACAGCTGTGGAGGCATTCGAGCGTGATAAAGTTCAAGATCTTGATTCAGACTGGACCTACCAGCAAGAGGTCTTTGAACTGCAAGGTAAGTACAAGGCTTTACAGCTTGAGGCCTCGCGACTCGGAATGGGCAAGACCCTTACGCCGATAATCACGGTTTACTACCAGAAGGTGGCCCAGTGGTTAAAGCGAGTTACTGCCTCAGGCATCCTCTTAGCAGGACACCGACAGGAACCAGTGAGTTTACTCATCTCTGGAAAGCCAGGAGGCGGAAAAAGCTACATGGTGAACAACCTTGTGCGTGATGTTGGATCCGAGTACATTAGGTGGGGAGACATTCCCAACGAAGGTATTGCTAACCACATATACGCCAGGAACCCCCAAGAAGCATATTGGTCCGCCTACCGAGGACAGTTTTGCACTCTCTACGATGACTTTGGCCAGATTTCAGACACTGAAGGCAATCCAGATCCAGAGTTTTTAGAACTCATCCAAGCCGTCGGTGACAATCCATTTAAGATACCGATGGCGGATTTGGAAGACAAGCAGAAAGGCTACTTTAGAAGCAAGCTGATCGTCGCGACCACCAATCTCTCACAACTCGGTACCACCAATGTCAAGAGCATTCGTTCTCCTACGGCTTTAGCCCGCAGATTCGATGTTCATGTGAAGGTGGAGCGAGTGCGGAATGAATGCAAGATCACGCTTATGTTGGAAAACTCAGAAGTCAGTGTCGTCACGTATGAAGACCTCGTTAACATCCTCAGAGCCAAGTTCAGGGCAAAGATCGCAAAATTCGAGGACCGAGCACAGCAAGGCCAACAAAGAGTTTCTCCAATTGCTCCAGTCTGTGTTGCATCGCGAATTGCCTTTATAACGGCCCCTTCCTCTATTAGCAACACTGAACTCACCCGTCAGAAGTACATCCCGGAACAACCAAATCACCAGTACTGTGACCCTACCCTACCATGCCGACAAGGCATGCAAAGTTTGTGGTCGTGGATTACAGGAAAACAAGACCCAATCCAGATGCAGGACTACTCCCTTTTAAGGGCACAGCTCCTCTGGGATCCACGTTGTTTGCTGTATTGTGGGAGCATTTCCGACGAAATGAAAGAGGACTGGTTCGCAACTCTCGAGAACATCAATGACCACCTTCAATCTGCTGGCTTTGACCCAATGGACTTTGGCAACACGACCTTTCCGCTTGACCGCTCCTCAGAGTGGGTGAACCGCGGTTTTCGAAACAGACCCGAGGAGTGGAGGTACCTCCTAGACAACCACAAGGACATTCTTGGTGAGACTATCCATTTCAAGTGCTCCCAATCGCAGGTTCACATTCTCCACGGACTTGTTGACTCAGTCATCGAGGACCTCGCTCCAGAGGGGATTCTGCCCGCTTCGCTACTAATAAGCAATTGGGCCCACAGGATCGCCTCGAAGGTCGTCACACAATTGAAACGCCTTGGTGGAGTATTCGTGGACGTCGTAAAGTACATTATCGACTTCATGGAACACCCGATTGGCGGTACGACCGTCTTTAACTTCATGTTTTTAGCAGCCTGTGCGATCCCGACTATCGTCCTCATTTTCTTGAAACTCGTCACCCGAACGGAAAAAGTTTCTGACTATCTCTCCGGGGAATCGATTCAAGAGAGTGAGGAAGTTCAGGCGGAGATCGCACTAGTGCTAAAGGAGAAGAAGGCAACTCACGTTATGGAATCACGCGACATGAAAGGAGCCCAAAAAACAACGAAGGGCCGAACCATGCACATGCGCAAGGAAGCCTTTGTCAAAGTAGACGAAGTGACTACACGTTACAGAGCAGCGCGAGAAAGACTTGAGCGATCGGGTATCTACCCAACCGACCTGTTGACGATCGAAAACTTCATGAACACCTTTGACTACGTGTCTATTCGACCCGACATCATCAAACGGATTTGTGCCGGCGATGGAAACCCTGAAGTCGAAGACATGTTACTCGTGGCTCAAGTTGCCTTTGCAGAACTCCAAGTTGAAGCAGCCAAGCGAAAATGTTGGCAGCCAATGACTTTGTACAGAGGAGTGTTAGATCACTACAAAAAACTCGCCAAAGAAATTGGCGCTGAACGGACCATGCAATCCATGGGCGCGGAAAGCGCAGTCATTCGACTAGCCAAAGACGACAAAGAGCTTCACGTGTTCAAAGCGTGGTTGAAGGACTACTTTGAGAAACTCGATTTACAGGGATCTGCTGATCAAAATGCAGATGGCGTAGCCAAGGTCGCACTCGGAAACATGTGGGATATCAAGGCAGAAGGAGCGTTGGGAAGAGCATCTCAGATCTTCTTCTACACCTCACGAACCGCCTGGTGCAACAAGCACACTGTCGAGCGAATAACAACTGAGCGCTTCACAGTTGTGAAGTACCCCAAGAATGGAGACCCGATCGAAATGACCTTCAAGTGGTCCGACTGCACTGTAGTCAAACACCCAGATTTGGACATCGTTATCATTCGATTCCCCAAAACCATGACCCCCCACACGTGTATGAAGAAACACATCATGCTGGACTCGGACATCAACTTCAAAGTCCTACCAGCGGGGAGAATTGTTACTAGACATGAAGGCGAAGCAATACACATGCAAGCGCCGTCTCCCTTCCTGATAGACAGGGCCAGCGAAGAAGCAGGAATCATAGTACCCGCTCGCACCGCCATTGGCTACTCAGGCATGAACACTGTAGTGGGAGATTGTGGAGCACCTTTCATGGTGATTGATCCGACGCGACAGCGCAAGATCTGTGGAATGCACTTCCTGGGCAACAGTTTCGGGTCGGGGCAATCGGTTTTGGTAACGGTGGACTTACTAGAAAGCATGGAGAACTTTGCGACACTCGAAAAAGAACTCGAGTACGAAGTGCAGTTTGCTCCCTGTGGAGTTGAGACGGCTGTCAAGGACCCTCTGGGAACTATACCGACACCGTTCGAGCCTACAAAGACAAAAGTCAGACGCTCGATTATCCACGGTGTAGTATCTGCTCCTATCACAGCTCCTTCCATCTTGCGACAAACGCCAGATTTCGACCCCATGGAACGCGGCATCAACGAACTCCAACACCCCACGTATATCGTCCCCCAGGGCTTTGTGACCGAAGTCCAAGAAGTGCTCACTAGGTACTCCAGTGGCCCTGTGCTACATGCTGAAACGCTGTCTCTTGAGCAAGCCCTCTCGGCCGAAGGAATCCCAGGCATGGAGCCTATCGAACTATCAACTTCAGCAGGTCTACCACTTTGCATGGAACCTGGAGCCCAGGGAAAGCGTAAGTGGATCAACGACGATAGAACGCCAAAACCAGAATTCAGAAAGATAATGGATGATTTCATTGGTCAACTCAAGAACGGCACCATCACCGACCCTCCGATATTCAAGGAAACCCTGAAAGACGAGAGAGTGAAATTGGCCAAGTGCGATCCTAGCAACCCTCAGAAAATCAAGACAAGACTCTTTTCCGCAACACCTCTGAAATTACTGGTCGCTGCGAGGATGTATTACGGTTCGTTCATGGCACATGCTGTTAGGAATGAAATCAGGAACACCTGCACCTCGGGAGCAAATTGCTCCGGACCAGACTGGCAAATGATCGCGGACTGGCTCCACGAAGTCTCAGACCAAGTCGATGATGGGGACTACTCCTGTTTCGACACCTCACAACCCAGTGGGTTCTTGCAAGCCGTTTACGATGCCATTAGAGCGTGGTACAACAGAAACGGCGGAACCCCTGAGGACGACCTGATACGTCAAAGATTGGCAGAACTCTGCTACCATCCATACCGCTCAGCGCGTGGAGTGGTTTACAGAACAAACGGATCTTTGCCGTCAGGCATGTTCGGAACGACCCAAATAAACTCCGGGTCGAATCTCGTGGCCTTCTACTACGCGTTCAAAGTGCTCTACCCGAACGCTGGGCCAAACGAGTTTCTCGAGCATGTACGCTCTGTCTCCCACGGAGACGACGTCCTCTTCTCAGTCTCAAAAAACTATGAAGGCTTCACTTCTGAAAACATCGGAATTGCCCTCAAGCAAGTCGGAATGGTGTTTACACCAGCTGACAAAGGAGGTGAAGCCTCAAAAGCCAGACCTATCTCTGAGTGCACATTCCTAAAGAGAAAGTTCATCCCAATGTGTGGCATCTATCGCGCACCACTGGATGTGAACAGCTCTTTAGAAATGTGCAACTGGATCACCAAATGCCCGGACCCAATCCAGGCAACGATTGACAACTGCAAGGCCGCTTTTCGCGAACTCGCCATCTCAGAACCGGACCAGGACCTTCAAATGCAAATCAGGGACGCCCTCTACAAGGCAACAGATGGGAGAGTTACGCTCCCCCTCGTGTCCCGCATGGAGATGATCAACGACTTCTCCAAACACTTCTAACTCAAGATCCCTGCGCTTCTTGGTCTTTGTCATCTTCCCAAGATTCGCAACGCTAAGATAGAAGAACAAAGAAAAGATGGGTGGATAAATACGGTCGTAAAACATCTACCTAAGACGACCGCAACAACAGCACCAGCAAAAACAACAACAGCGACACCCGCAGCACCAGCTGCAGCGGCAGCTCCGGCAGCCGGACCAACAACCGCCCCACCACCAGAGGCGAAGTCATCTGATCCTAAAAAGGACATCATCAATCTAGTTTCGTCGACCAACTTAACCTCGGGCGTTAGCTCGGGTTCCACCAGCCAAGTCCCAAATTCAGGGGAACCTAATTCAGCAGTCGAACGTATAGTGGGCATCACTAACTTTGTTGACGCCGAGGACACAATCACTGACCTCGCAACGTACACAAAATGCCCCCAGTATGAAAAGCTTCGAGCGGTGGACCGCGAGGCCGAGAGCATAAAATCTATCCTATGTCGACCCGTGTTCATGGAAAACAAATCGTGGTCGAGCTCACAAACCTCAGGAACTGTCATCTCAAGTTATAAGGTCCCAACAGACATCATCTACTTTTCGGGCATCAAACAGTCCAAAATTAACTACGCCACGTTTATGTCGTGCACCTCCGTTTTTCGTATAGAAGCTTCTCCTATGCAGTTCCAAGCGGGACGACTATACATGTGTTATGAACCATACATGAATGGTCGTGGCGCTCGGCGTGCAAATGGAGCTTACCTTTCCCAAATGACAGCTCTACATGGAGTTACTTATGACCCAGCGAAACCAGCACCAGTGGAGTTGCGAATTCCATATGCGGGCCTAATGTCAGAGTACGACCTACCATTGGGACAGCTTGAAACGGGACGACTGCATGTCTTTGTGATGTCACCCCTTAATTCAGCCTCGACAACTAGTACTGTCACGCTCTCTATCCAAGCCTGGCTAGAGGATGTTGAACTCTCCGTTCCCACTGCAAAAGCGTACGCAACAGAACCATCACGTGCGCATGTCCCCGAGACAACTTACGGGGAACCCCTTGAATTCCAGTCGTCGGAAGCGGGTATGGCAAATAAACACGTCTACTCGACCGCTCTGTCTCGTATTTCCAAGATCGCAACATTGATGGGACACTTCCCAATACTGGCGTCAGTAGCACAACCAGTAGCCCATTTCTCGAGCTTGGCCTCGCGGGTTGCAGCCTACTTCGGCTTCTGTAAACCACCGGATGTTTCAGCTCCTACAAAGGTTGTCTCTCATAACAGGGCAGCCTGGACAAACGGGGACGGAGCATTACCGATTGTCAAACTGGCTCAATCCTGCGAAAACGCTGTCGACCAAACTCAGTCTTACTTTCACAACCCAATAGACGAAATGGATATATCTTACATAGTATCCAATTTGGTTGCACTAAATCAGTGGGCTTGGTCTGCTAGCGACGCCGTTGGCAAAATGATTACTGTGATCCCGGTCCATCCTGGACTTTCAGTCGAGGTAGGTACACGGGGTTCATACACGTTTGGGTCTTATATGACGACCCCCCTAGGCTACGTGTCGACAATGTTTAAGTATTGGGCGGGTTCCATCAAGTACAAGCTCGAGGCAGTCAGCACTCCGTTCCACGCCGGCCGTCTTGTCGTTGCCTATTTTCCAGACTACGACCCCCTGGCACCAACCTTAAACATCAATGAGGTGGGCAACCAATATTCGGTCGTCTGGGACATTTCCGACTCTTCAGAGATCCTTTTCGAAATTCCCTACCTTGGTAACACTCCTTACCTGAATTGCTTCATTGATGACCAAGCATCCACCACTTTAATCAACTCAGAGACCACAGGGTTTGGCCCTAGAGATCGTATGCGTAAAGTAATGAATGGCGCCATAGTGGTATTCGTCCTCAACCAACTGGTTGCACCCTCCGCCGCCGCCGATAACGTCTCTATTATCAATTGGGTGGCTGGAGGTGAGGATATATGCTTCGCTGAACCAACTTTTGGAGCTTACAAGCCAGTGGCAACAACAACACCAGTTCGCAATGATATGACCCAAAAGTGGTACAACGGAGCAACAATGTCCGCCCCCGACTGGAAAACCAACCCAACGCGGTTAGAGCCAGTGGCTGAGGAAGAAGAAATCTCAGTCGAGTTATCATTCCAATCGGCCCCGTCAGGCTTAACAGTAACTGGTATCGATCCCTACTCGGGTGCAACGGCGTCAAGAGGAGCTTTCAGGAACTTCATACCTTCAAAACGCATCTCCCCTCAGGAACGGGCAAAACTGTGTCAGGGAGAAGTAATTACCTCCCTCCGACCCCTCATCCGAAGGCTAACTCCAGCCTACGAACTCTACCCACAGAATGTAACAGCCGACGGTAATTGGACAGGTGTGGCACCAAATTCGCAGACCGCCTTGGTCCTAGACCCCGACTACTATGGGACTGGTGATGGGTTTGCCGATTCAGCCATCTACAACAAACAAATTGCGCCTGCCGTATCCGGTGGAGCGAACTGGTTGACCGAATTAGAGTCAGCTATTAAGTATGTCAGTTGGTTGTACTACTATGCCCGGGGCTCTCGGGTTTACGGCATCTCAGCACGGCCCTCAAATGTGATCAATGGAGCAGCCTTTACGATGTTGGGAGATGAGATTTCTTTGCCTACCGACATGGGAACTTTCGACTTCCGACTCTCAACTCTAAACGAGGAGGACACCCCCCCCCGACAACCCTACTTTCGCCCTGAAGATGAACTACTAGGCTACAACTACGCTAACACCTCAAGCGCAACTCTTTCAGCCAGTAATTACTCGTACGGCTTCAATTCCAATCTTTCGGGCAATATGTCAGTCCAAAAGTCAGGTGAAGCGGGTTGTGGCATCGTAGTTCAGGTCCCCCCCACCACTCGGTACCCAATGTCGTTGATAGCGACGCCAGACTTGGCAGAGGCAAGCGCAATTGCTTACAGTAAATACCTCCTACCACGTTCAAGGAGGTTTCTAGAAATACGATACCGTGCGTTCTCCTCTTCTATGTCTGGCACCACTGCCAACTACCGCCCCAAAATTTGGCCGTTTCCACTCACCATTATGGAATCAGCCGCGGACGACTTCTCCTTTGGAGGACTCGCACCGCCCCCAGTTATTACAAAGGTCCAAAAGACCACAGTCTTTGTTAACTATTCTACTGGCGCCAGAATAGCTTTGTAATACCTGGTTACTTAGGACGTAAGTCCTGGAAGTCTACGGTGTTCGAATCACCAGCAAGCCCAACGCGGATTGCGAAGCCGGCATTGCCCGCAGTGAAGTAGATATTTCCCCCCAAGCTAGCCGATTGGGATAATTCCG